AATCTGCCTTTGCTTGTTCTATTTGAACTTGCTTAGAATATTCTGCTTCTCTTAGTGTAGCCTTTCCACTTAATCCTTTCTGCCATACTCCATATTGAGGAAATATCCACATACAAACTATTACTAACAAGATAACAAAAATGATTCCTACTATTATTTGTTGTATTTCATCCATATATTTTATTATTAGTTAATTTAAAATTCGACCTTTGTATCTTCTGTTTTATCGTTTGTTTTATCTAACGCAAGTTTATAATCTTCTTTCAATTTGTCGTTCAATTCTTTCATTTTAGGTTTGATTGAATTCTTCCATCCTTTTAAAGTTTTAAAACCTGTCATCATAGGAAGATAATTAGACCAACCGACTTCCCAATTATCAACATATACTCCCGGAATACCATACTTTATCTTTTTGTATTGAAAAGATAATTTCTTATTAGGGTTAAAGACTATGTTCTCAGGTACAGGAGGTTTTGTCTTTGATCTTATATATTCTGTCATTTGTCTTACGTCTTTTTCCCATATATTATGTAATTTCATATCATCAAGTCTGAATCTAAATTCAGAAGTTGTTAAATCATCTTTGCTAATATATAACAAACGTCCTTCAGGTAAGTTAGTTGCTTTCATTCCGGTGTATAATTGCATTACGTGATGTGGATATGCTTCCGCTAAATTATCTTTTTTAGCCCAGAACACTTGTGAATTAACTGTTTTTATTTCATATACCAAATCTCTCATTCCTGTTGGGTGTTGTGCTGCTAATTTTTCAACCAATGCTTTTGCTATATGTTTCAATAAAGGCATGATCTCAAAGAATGGATTTGATTCGATGTCTATCTGAACCTGTTCCCAATTAGGTTTACCTCCTGCAATAAAATCAGGTTTAACAGAAACTTCTAAATGATCTTTGTCTTCAGGAACGTTATACCATTTATTGTCTTCTTTAAGAAGTCCTGAACATATAAGAACAAAACCTATTATTCTTTCAAAGAACAATCCTGCAGCAAACTTTCTTAACGTTCTTTCATCAAACTTAATATCAGGTTCGACTCCTGTCATCTTTAAATATCTTTCATAAAATCCTTTTCCTATTTCAGATGCCCATATTCTTTCTCGAGGTCGCATCTTTCTACCTTTTTGTCCTAATGTGAGTTGATCATTCCATACCCCCATTATAGACCACTCGTTATTTTTTAAATACATAACTTTAATTGTTAAAATTGATAACTGCCTATTGTGTTGCCTGTCTTATACGGACGATGTGCTGGATTTTCTTTAGCATATTCATTCCAACATTCTTGACTACAAAAATGAGTTCGTATCCATTTTTTATCTGTTTTCTGTTTACCACATTGTTTACATTTATTGTCATTCATATTTGATTTTCTCATATATATCACTTAATTATGTGCCGCTAATTTCTACCTCCTTGTCTGTATTATATTCGTGCCATTGGGGCGAATAATAACACATTCAAGGAAGCAGAATCAATGGCTATCGACCTTTACTATATTACTCAGCTTTAAAGGCAACATATACCCCTAATACATCAACAAGTTAGTTATTAAGAGTTTCTTCATTTTCCTCATCGTCAACCTTCTCTTCATTATTCTGTACATCATCGTCATCTATCTTTTCATCATCATCTTCATCATCATTCTCCTCTTCTTCATCATTCTCCTCTTCTTCAGTTGTTAAGTTCTCATCATCTTCTCGTTCCTCAACCTCTTCGGTTTCCTCTGTAGTTTCTTCAGAATCTTCTTTAGATTTTTCTTCAGTTTCTTCTTCATTAGCTTCTGCAGTATCTTCTTCTTTTTCAGTATTGACAGGTTCTTCTGTGTTGTCCTGTTTTTCTACCTCTTCAACAGGAGGAGCATCAGGATTGTCAGAATAAATATCACTAATAAGAGTACTACATTCTGCACAATACCAACCTAAGAAACGGGCGCCTTCGAATTTAGCGACTACCTTGACGTCTTTATCGCAATTTGGACATTTCATCATAATTTTTGTTATTCTTTTAGATGTTGCAAGTTTATCAAGTAAGAATTGTAAACTTTTTTTTGAAAACTTACTAAAATCTTTAATAAGACTTGAGTTATTTCCATTCTTAATGTCTATATTAAAACGTTCTTTTAAGTATCTTACAATGTCAGCAGCTGTTTTACTTTTTATCATATGTTGCAACTTGTTATTTATTTTCGTGTTCGACCTTTGTTGACTCTAATTCTCTTATTAACTTCTTAACCTTCATAACGTATGCTTTTGGTATTTGCATTTCAACCAAATCTACTTTTTTGAACCACAAAGGCTCTGTCATTACCACATCTCTAACGTAAAGCACACTATTGTCTTCATCAGGATGTTTTATAAACCGCAGATCTTCGCACACAAAGTCTTGGTCTCCATCATCACATTCTTCTATCAATAACGCTCCTTTTCTAAGTTCTGGAGAATCCTTTAACAGAATATATGTTTTTTTCATTTTATTTTATTTTTGTTATTTGTTGACTGTCGACCTTTACTATTCAATTTTTGTATAATCAAAAAACCATTATGGTAGCAAGCATAGACTATAATGGTTTAATGGAGACCAATTGTTAATTGGCGATGATTAAACGGTATTTCTTTGCAATTGTTTTAATATACTAATAGCATTTCGTTTGATTATATTATCTTTATTTGATAATAATTCTCCTAATGTGATGTCGGTGTAGTTATCTTTGACGATTCTTTTAGGCTGTGTCTTAATGTCATCATCAATGTTATCCTTAGCTTCTTGTATTGCTGTTTTTATTCCTTCTTGTCCATAATAACCCCAGCAACTATCTCCTGATTCTTCAGTAAAGTATCCATAAACGTTTCCTGACAAATACATATTCCATATATCAATTAAGTTTTCAGCTAACTTTTTAGCTTTTAGTCGTGTTTTTGTATTTTCTTTACTGACTAACACAAGACCTAATTGTGAGACATCCCAATTTCTATCAGGGAAGTTTCCTTCGTGAGCTATCGATAACATTACTCCGGAATGGATATATGCTTCAAGTCCAAAGATGTGATAGTTCTTTTCAATCATTTTACATCTATGTTTGAAGTCTCCATTACCATCATCAAAATCATCATAGTCCTGTGTGATGATCGCCTGTGCTTCTTCTTTCTTTATTATATAGTCCTTTTCCACAGTGAAGTCGGAATGATAACCAACTAGGAATGCGATATCATCCTGCCATTCGTCTGGTGATGCTGGTGATTCGTCTTGAGCAATGTTAATAGTATATTGTTTGTACTTTATTGTTTCTACATTGTCTTGTTCCATATTTTGTTGTAAAGAACTTATCGCTTGCCAGAATAACTTCTTCAAATTAAGCTACCCATCTTTGCCCTCAAATGTTTTAAGAGCAAAGTCAATGGCCTAATATCTAGTTATGTTTGCTTCAAAACCTCCTACAACTTCAGCACTTTCATCTCCTATAACATCCCCAACATTAGCTCGTTCTATTGCTTCATCCTTGCTATCTGCTAGCACAATAACAACGTGTTTTTCGTGCCAACTAACTTTATAATATGTTTTGTCATCCATATAATTGTGTTATATTAACGTTTCGACTTTTTCATCTCCTATTATGTCTAATGCTCTATAAATATACTTTGTAGAACTTTCATCGTATCCTCCAATGTTCCATTCATCAACATCTTCTATGTTTGGTCCTTCGTTTCCCAAATAATTCTTACCATTCTTATAATTGTATATTGTAACGAGTCCTTCTGGTGTCATTAAAACCCATTCAGCATCACACTTAACAGATGATTTACTTACATCTTTTGGTTTTCCAAAGACATCAACTAGATTTTTGTAAGATTCTCCTACATAACCAATCAAATGTGTACCTGATGCTAGATGTGTTGTGTTCTCTGTGCTGACTTTTCCTTCGTTATTTATAAACTTTATGTTATACATAATTTGTTAATAACTTATTGTTTGTCGACTTTAATGTTTTTCATCTGTGTATCCGTCAAACCAATCCTTTCCTTTTGTTTCATCGTTGTTGCAATGTTCTTGCGCTTCTTTAAGTGTTATTCCTGTTTTGATGACCTTGTTTTCCTTATTGTCATCTAAATAATATCTAACTATTTTGTACATATTATTGTATTCCAAACATATCGATATATAATTCAGCCATCTCATCGCCATCCTCTATGTCGAATACCTCATTCGGTACTTCCTTGTCATAGTCAGGATTGTGTTTTTGTTCGTCTATGTGTTTTGTTTCCTTTTGTTTATTATCCATATGATTATTTTATTTTAATACTTCGACCTTTGTTAGCCGCTCATCTTTGAAGACTATGATTATAATCTCCAAAGTCAATGGCTACTTTGATATTTTGCTTACTGCTAATTTCTTTAAACTTGATATTTGTTTTGTAGTTAATTTGTCGGCGTATTCTTCTGTTAGCTGAAGTTGATAAGTTGCACTATGCATAGATTTATTCCAATACTCTATAAGAGTGCATTCAATCAATATTCCATTTGATTTTTCAGCAAGAATATCATAATATCTATGTTCTTCATATAGCTCTTTTTGCAATATATTCATAACATTTTATTTTATTTTTAACTTCGACCTTGATTAAAATGTTCGTTTGATTTTGACTTGAACATCTACATCAGCAAGATAATCAACACTTGTTTTATTTCTATATGCTCTTTGTCTTTCTGTTTCGAAACTATAATCTGTTAAGTCACAACTTGCTTTTGATTTTAACCAACTTTCCACAATATCCTGTGCTTTTCGTGTTGTTTTAGCATTTATGCTAAGCTCATATTGCTCATCATCTCCTCCTTCTTCGGGATGAACCCAAGCAATAATATAGTAAGTTTTCATATGATTATGTTATTTTATTTTTAATCGACTTTTGGCCGCTCATCTTTATTCTCAATTGATCTGTTAATTAAGAATAAAGTCAATGGCTTTTTATTCTGATGCAAATTCTTTTTCGTACTTAGCATAGTTATCCATTATGTCCAAACAATCTTCTTTTGTTAATGTAAAATTGCTTAATCTAATGACCATATTTACATCAAACATATTCGTCAAACCTCCTTCTCTAATTGCATCATATGATTCGAATTTTTCTTTAGTCATATTCTTATCTTATTTTATTTTTAACTTCGACCTTTTAGCTCCTCATCATTGCCCACTTTTGCTTCTTAGAAAATGGACAATGTCAGAAGCCAATTTATTCGTTCTCTTCAATAGTTTCAGAATAAAAATCTGTAAAAAAATCAACGTTGTTATTACTATCTTTTTCAATTGCTTCGTCGTGGTTCTCTGCTCTAACTTGATTTATTATCTGCTCCTCTTCATCTAAAAATGTATATAATTTCATAATTTTTTGTTCTTTATTTTATGCGACCTTTTTATCCATTATTTAGTAGATGTTAATATGTGCTACTACTTGTTCATTATACGCCATATTCTAAAGTTTGTAAAGGCCCTAGAAAACGTTGATGTTCTAACCTCTTTCTTGCTGTCACTAAATAATTGTTAATGTTTAGTATATTCTACTATAGTCTACACAATTCGTACAGGCCTAATAAAACATTGAACAGTCATAGCCTATTTACTTTAGCTTTCTTTTATGGTATACTAAACCTGTACAACTAAAGTTAGTGTACTAATTAATGTCGGTTTTTTGTGGAGTGAGATGACATTATCTTACTTTAACATCTTACTTCGCAAAAAGCTGTTTAAAGTATATGAAAGGTTTCTACATTGAAGTCACAAATAATTTGTTAGAACCTAAGCATAGAAAACAAATGGGTATTTCAGTTTGGTTATTTATGTTATTACTTGATAAAATAACTAGTGTGACGGAAGATGGCGAAGGAATAATTTTAGGAGGAAGACCTATCGAATGCAAAAAGGATATTTATCCCGATCTAGGATGCACACAATCAGATTATAAATACTGGTTAAGTGTGCTTACAAAGTATAATTATATACGGACAAAAAGAACTCCATATGGTTTAATTATTTCAGTAAATAAAGCAAAGAAAAGATTCGGTAGAAAAACGACAATAAAGAAAAAAGAGATAGTCAATGATTTACTATCATCTGAAAAAACATTAAAAACCAAAAATCGAGAGATAGTCAAAAATAGTCAAGAGATAGTCAATAGTTTGACATCTAATATAGAACATAACAATACAATAGACAATAATAATATGTCAAAAACAAGTTTTGACCCCCAAACAGAACTTGATAAATTATTAAAAGACAAACAAAGACATATTCAAATCATCGGACTTTGGATAAAATACAATAAGTTAGTTGTAGAAAACAAAGAACAATTACAATCGATTATTAAAAGGAACTTAAGACCAGCTAGAGAACTTAATGGATATTCAAATGAGGATATTATAAAAACGTTTGAGGTAGTAAAATCTACCGATTATATTTCAAAGTTTACATTAGAGACAATCGGTAAATTCATAGGAGATGTTAAAAAAGAGATAATTCAAGCGATAGCCACGAAGATAATCAAATGGGAACAGTTGAAAAAACCAGATGGTACTGTAGTTATGAGAGCTATCGTAAATAAACCAACATAATGTCACAATATTCAATAAACAATTATAGCACAAATCAGTCGATAACTTTGTTATTTAGTATAGCAGGGTTTTTTAATTATAAATTATATGTTTGACACAATTATATTTATATCGCTATGCATAGTCTCTTTATTTGTATTATATATAGCGTTCAGATATAACAAAATCTATTAAAATCTATGCCAATCGATAAAAAACAACCAAAAAAGACGGGACATCCACGTAAATACAAGACAGTAGAAGAGATGGAGGTAAAGATAGAAAAGTATTTTGCAGACAGAGATAAGGATAAGAGACCATATTTGATATACGGCCTTGCTCTCGCACTCGATCTTACTAGAGACGGGTTATTGAAGTATCAAGGGAGGAAGGAGTTCGTATCTTTAATTAAAAAAGCTAAGGAACGCGTAGCTGCTTCTATAGAGGAGATGATTCTAACGAAGCGTCAAGTAGCTGGTCCTATTTTCTGGTTAAAAGCTAATTCTACTTGGTACGACAAGTTAGTAGTCAGTGGAGAAAATGGAGACCCAATTGCGATCGACATAGTTAATTTTAAGGGCGCATCTAAGCAAATACCTGCTAAAAGTAAGAATAAACGTTAAAAAGCAGCATATTACAGGTATTTTATTTTTTAGGAATGTAAGTATACCCACAAAACAATCTAATACGCCACCCCTGTTAGCCATATAATATATCAACCGTGTTAAAGAAGTTGCTTAGATGATCAGCTATCGATCAATATCAGTAGATTTTTATAACATTTATCAGATGAAGTACACAATCCCATATAAGTTTACGCCAAGAGATTATCAGTTATCTATCTTAGATGCATTGGATAGTGGTATTAAAAGAGCAGTTTGCGTATGGCATAGACGTGCAGGTAAGGATAAAACCGGTTTGAACTATATGATTAAAAAGATGTGGGAGAAGAAGGGCGTGTACTATTACTTTATGCCAACATATTCGCAAGGTAGAAAGATTATATGGGATGGTATTGATGGTAGTGGTTTTTCTTTCTTAGAGCACTTTCCAAAGAATATAATCTTGCGTAAGAATGAGTCAGAGATGAAAATCATTTTAAAGAATGGATCGATCTTTCAAATTGTCGGTACCGATAACATCAATACTGTTGTTGGTACAAACCCTATTGGTTGTATATTTAGTGAGTACTCATTGCAGAACCCATTGGCTTGGGATTTCATTAGACCTATATTAAGAGAGAACAAAGGTTGGGCGGTATTCTTATATACTCCTCGTGGACATAACCACGGTTACGAAATGTATAATATGGCTTTGTTAAATGATGATTGGTTCAGTGAGGTATTAACAGTAGACGATACCAAGTCTATAACCAAGGAGCAGATAGAGGCGGATAGAGCAGAAGGGATGGATGACAACCTAATACAACAGGAGTATTATTGTAGTTTTGAAGGCGCAATGCAAGGCTCCTATTATGGTAAGCAAATGAAAGAGGCGCTAGACGATGGTAGAGTAACTGTTGTCGGTTATGACGAAAGTCTTAAAGTTAATACTGCTTGGGACTTAGGGGTAGGGGATGCAACTTCGATATGGTTCTTCCAAGTCCAAGGGTTTGAAGTGCGCTTAATAGACTTCTACGAAAACTCAGGGGAAGGATTAACCCACTACGTAAAAATACTACAAGATAAAAAATACATATACGATAAACATTATGCACCACACGATATAAAGGTTAGGGAGTTCTCTACAGGAAAAAGTAGACTGGAAACAGCTGCAAAGTTAGGAATTAACTTTATGATTGTTCCGAATCTACCAATCGAAGAAGGAATCGACAGCGTTAGACGATTATTTAACAAATGTTGGTTCGACAAAGAAAAAACAAAACACGGTGTTGCTGCTTTACTCAATTATCACAAAGAATATGACGAAAAACGTATGGAATTTAAGAATCGACCGTTCCACGACTGGTCATCACACGCGTCTGATGCTTTTCGTATGTTAGCATTAGGGCATCAGGAGTTTCAATTAGGTTCATACGGCGAGGACGATAAAGAAATTGATTGGTATAGGGATAATAAAGTAAAACATGTTACTTCAAACCCCTTAAATCCATTCGAAACATAATATATGGCAATAAACACTGTAAAAGAGGCAAAAATAGAAAAAGGAAGCGTTTTACAACACGATTTAACAACAAAGGAACAAGAAGTCAATGTTCCTGACTATACTGATGACGAAAAGGTGTATTTAGGCAATTTACAAAGGCGTTTGACTACTGCACGTGATGAAAGGGATAAAGATCATGTGGAATTTGACAATATGTCTTATATGGATTATTGGTATGCATGTGAAATGGGCGCAAATACAACAATACAGCAAGAAACTAACAAAGGGGAATCTGTTTTCCAATCTGGCACATTAAGAACTAAGCTTTTTGCATTTCTATCGACTTTTCAAGCATTAAATCTAAAATCTGATATTTCCGCATATAATAAAAAGGAAATAAAGTTAAATTCGTTAGGCGATGCTATGGAGGACATCATAGATAAAACTCGGGAGCTTGAAAATGATGACGAATGGAAAATGATACGACAATATGAAATGTTAAAACATGGTTATGTGTTTGTTGAAGACATCTGGTTTGAAAAATGGGAAGTAGAAAAGAAACTAACCTCAAAGTTTACTGGCAAAAAGACCGGTGTTAAATGGACTACTAAAAAGGTTAAAACACAAGGTACTCCTAAAAGAAGTATCATTCCAGGGCCTTCTGTCTATTTAGGGGATATGACTAAGTACATGATTGAGGATCAACCGTATGTATTTACAGTTGAAGTTAAAAACAGACATGAGGTGGAAAAGATCTTTGAAAAATGGGAAATGTGGGACTACGTATCTAAATCAAAAAGAAGCTTTTCGTCAACAGCATCCGTATCTTCAATGGCTGCAAATGCTTGGCGGTTTACGACTTCGTTAAAAAAGGATCAGGTTGAAATTGTTAAATATCAAGATCCTATAAATAATGAATTTCAAATTATATTAAATGGGGTTCCTATGCTGCCTATAGGTTTTCCCTTATCAGCCATCTCTCCTAATGGGGAACTGACAATAGCGCAACAAAACTTAGAACCTATACGACACAACTTTGCATTAGGCAAATCTTTTATATTTAAAAATAAAAATATCGTTGCTGTATTAGACATGATGATGAAACTGGCAGTAATGAAAACTAAAAAGAGTTATAAACCTCCATATTTAAACATCTCGAACAGAATCATTTCATCAGATGTATTTCTTCCAGGACACATTGCTAGAGGTATTCAACCTAATGAATTGGTTCCTATATCAGATAAAGAAACGCAAGGGGTTACTCCAGGGGAATTTGGCATGATTCAGGAGGTTACAAAGTTTATTAATGAAAATACCGTATCGCCTTCGTATACAGGCGCTAAAGAACAAGGAGGAAGAGTTACTGCAACACAAATACTTGAATTACAGAAACAATCGAAGATGATGATGGGTTTATTAGTTTTAGCCGCTTCTTTGTTAGAAAAGAAACTAGATACAAAACGATTAATGATTATATTAGATAAATGGTTCGATCCTATCGATAGCGTGGTTGATGAAGCAAGGGATATTATTAAAAATAGATATAGAATCGTTTCTAGGGAAAGAACAATTGAAGGTGAAGGTAAAGGAATTAGAATGACATTACCAATGGATAAAGTTCCTTCGTCTCAAAAGATTAAAGCGGCAGAAGATGCTTTTCAAGATAAAAACGGTACTCCAATACGAATTGTTGCTTTGAATCCTAAAGAACTTAAACAAGCAAGATTAACATGGATGCTCACAGTCAATCCTAAAGATAAGAAATCTTCAGAATCGGCAAAGATAATGTTTGGTTTAATGATGGAAGATGCGATGGCATTAGGTTTAAGATTAAACTTAGATTATTCTGAGGATAGATTTGCACAGGTATGGGACGAGGATTCATCAAAGATGTTTCAAAAAGAAGAAGGAGGTGCTGCTCCTGGAATGGAACTACCACCGGAAACTGCAAAGAAAAGAGGAACAAGAATAGCCACACCTCAGGTAAAGGTTCCGGGAAAACAATCACAAAGACCATTAATAAATTCAGAACAATAATATGAGTGAACATTTAAAACAATCAGGAGACTTACTAAGACATCAACTTGGGTCTATTGATCTATCAGATATAGAAAAGTTGAAAGATATGAAACTAACGTCTGGTGAACTCGCCAATAGGGCAGGAGATGTTGAAACATTTTATAAGTCACATTTTGAAAAGGTGCTGAAGTTATTATTACAAAAACAATTAGAATTTATAGGTAAGGAAGCTACAGACACAGAAAAATTAGATTTTGGCAGAGGATCCTTTAATGGATTAATGCTCGTCAAAGAATGGATGGAAAAAGAAGTTCGTATATCAATGTCACGTTTTGACAAAGGACCTAAATCTAACAATGGTTTAGGTGAAATATAAAGGTCGATCTTCGCTTTGCGTGTTTTGCGTTAAAAACACTGTAAAGATCAAATAACAATCAAACAAATTTATGAGTGAATTTTATGATTCAGACGGTAATCCAGTAGAAGCCTTCTCTAAAGAAGAAATCGATTCTAAAATTGAAGAAGGATTAAAAACTTCAAAAGAAGAATCTATTAAAGAGTTGGACATACTAAAAACAGAAAAAGCAGAATTGGAAGAAAAACTAAAAGGTCATACAGAAGGCGACGGAAAGGCAATAGATGACAAAGACATGAACTTTAACAATGTAAGAACACTGTTAAAAGAAAAAGACAAACAAATCGGTGACTTATCTACGAAGTTACAAGAGTTTGTCGACGGTATAGATGTTAAACTGAATACAAAGAAAATAGAAGATTCAATTGCTGTATTAGCAGGCGGTGACACAGAACTGACAAAAAAGATAAGATACCATTTTAACAATTATAAGTTAAAGATGGAAGATGAAGATCCTACAAAAAAGGAAGAGAACTTTAAAACTAGATTAGGATATGCCTATAGTCTTGCGACAGGTAAAGATCCTGAAGTAGTATTAAACGGTTCAGTGGTTTCTTTTGGAGGAGGAGTATCTTCAGCACCACCAACTAAATTAGGAAAGATTTCTGAAGAAAGTGCAGAGGTTGGCAAAAAACTTAACTTGTCTGAAGATGAGATGAAAAAAGGAGGTTTGATTTAATTATATGGAAGAAATAAAAAAAACAACAACAATCGAGAAACCAAAGGTAGAACAACTTGTAAAAAAACCTATCGAAGAACAACAACCACCGAAACAAAAGATTGATCCTATTGTAGAATTGACAAAAAGTCTTAAACAGGCAAGAAAAGATATTGACCTATTGAAATCTATTTCAGATAAGAAAGCTCTTTCACTATATTATCAAAGAAACAAAGAAAATCTCCCTACTATCGTGAAGTTAAGAGTGTTAGACGGAAAGGTGATCATAGGTTGGAAAACAATCGTTGATGAAGTCTATCAAGATTCAATGTCAAGGAGATGGATTGAGAAACAGATTATAAGTGTTTTATTCGAAGATGGCACAGCTAAAGAACTTGCATTGACAGATTTTTATAGAACATACACTTCTATTCCTTGTATTAGAAAAGGAATAATCACAGATGAACATACAGGTGACACTTCTATAAGATTAGCCAGACAAGACACTGGTAAAGAATACGTGGTAGGCGTTCAGTTCGTTAATTAATTGGTTGGGGGATGATAACCTTGCAGTTTATCCCCCTCCAAATAAGTTATAAAGTTATGGATATGAAACAATTCGTAAATAAATATTTCGGTCCCGATCAAATAAAAGAAGTTTCTTTGTTGGCAGACACGACTTATTTAAAAAAGGAAAGAGTCGAAATTGAATTTAAAAATGAAAGCAAATTTCAACTTCCTTTAAAGGTGTTAAAACAGGTCATGACAAAAGAACCACTTGATTTATCAGATTTAAGAGAAAAGAGAGTTATTCCTGTTGTTGAAGAATTAATAATATCATTATTGGAATCAGAACTTGGCAAGGACGATTTATATTATGCAATTACTTTAAAATTATTAGAAACTGTAAAAGCTGCCAGTAAATCAGCAGAGGAAAATGTATTCGGAAAACCACAAGGACAAATTACCTTATTAGATCTGGAACGACAAATAAGAAAAAAACATGTTTAATAAAAATTATTATGAGGATAGACATAAGAAAATAATAATGATAAGTCAGAAAAAGGTTAATGTCTTTTTATCATCTGTATTCGATTTTGTAGATGATCAAAGAGAATTAGCAGCACAGAGGAAAGATTTAGAAGAAAGGGAAAAGGCGTCGATAAAGCCACCTAAGGTACACACAAAATAAGCGGAATTTAGAAAGATGGAGGTGCGACTCCTCCTTCCGCATAAGATCGCAGTCATCTGACCTGCGTTATCAAAACAGAAACACCTCCGCAGAGAAGCGTAATCACGGTGTCAAACGGAATCAAGCGGTCGATGATTTCTTAAATAATTAATATACTGCTTTTTATGATTAAATTACATAGAGGAAAGACTAAATTCATTTACTTACCTTGGACTATCGGACAAACTGTCACTACGGATAGTTTAGTCGGTATGTCTTCTGGACAATTAATTCCTGGAGTTACCGGAGTAGCCCCTGCCACACTTCTTGGTGTCATTCATCATGCAATCACGAGTTCGTCTGATGTTTATACTACACAAGGAGATGTTGAAGTAGAGGTTCCTGTTGAAGAGGGTGTTGAATGGATTTGTGATGTTGATACTACCGAAGCTTTGGTTCTTACTGACATTGGTAGTTTCTTTGACCTCAGTGCCGTTAGTGGAAAAACTAACGATACCGTTGACACAGGTGAATCTACTTATGATTATTTCTGGTGTGTAGGATTTATTTCAGCTACTAAAGGAATTTTTGTCCTTAACATTGGATTAGGAGCAGATACTGAAACCGATTTAGGTGCTTAAAATATATGGAATTAAATACAATATCATTCGGAGATTTCGTTAAACTCGCTAATGTTATCTGGATTAAAGGAGCCAGTTCTGTCAGCAATTTCATGTTGGATTCTGGTTTAGTTAAAAGAATTTCTATCCCAGAAAACACAGGAAATACAAGAGAGTTTTCAGAGGTTGATGGAAATGAATACTTGACCTATAAAGGTCAAAGTGATCAGGCTGCAAGAGGACAAGCTCAACAAGGTTATTCTAACACGATGACTAAATACAGGGTTGCTGAAAATATTGGTATTTCTTACGAAATGCGTAAGGAAAACAAATATCCTGAGGTTGTCAATGCTTTACTTAGTGGTGGAGCAAAAGGTTGGAACACCATTGATTTGGACTTATCTCATAGATTAGCTTTTGGAACTGCGACATCATATACCGACAGAGATGGGAGAACTATTGCAATTGATTGCGGAGATGATCTTCAGTTGTTTTATACTGAACATCTTCTTAATGGTTCTACCACGACTTTCAGAAACAGACTTGCTAATAATCCTCGATTGTCAAAAGGTGCTCTTGAAGGAATGCAAAGATTGGTTGTTGAGGAAACTTACAATCAACTCGGCGAAAAGAAAACAATTCCTTTCGACATTTTATGGACAACTGATGATCCAAACACTGTCAATACTGCACAGGAATATCTTAGATCAACAGCAGCTCCTGAGTCTGCAAATTCAGGGGTATTGAATGTTTATGCTAATAAGTTTATGCATAAAGTTCTACCTCGTGTTGCGACTACAGCCGCTGGTGCTTCAGATTCTACGAAGAAATATTACTGGGGTATTGCTTCTTCTTCAAATTCTTCTTTTTATTGTGGGTTGTGGGAAGAACCACATATGATTCCACCTTCAGAAGGAAGTAATGCGGAAGACGTTCAAACAGATGATTGGGATTTCAGGAATAGAGCTGGTTATGGTATCGTAGTAGTTGGTGCTTCTTGGATTAAGTTTAGTTCTGGAGACGCTACTGCTTAATAGTAACGAAGTCAATTAAATCCTTGCACGGTTGGGACGGACTCAATATCTTTCCCAACCATATATAACGAAATAATAAATAAATTCAAAAGTCGATGTTTATTATAGAAGAAAATTATTTATTGAGGTTATAACTTATTTTACTAAAATGAGTTTAGGAAGTGAGGTGGACCTCAAACAATAAACATGTATAATCAAAACGCAGGTTATGGAGCTGGTCTATTAAACAGACTAAACGCGGTGGCCGCAAGTGTTTGTCCTACTTTTGGAAAGATACTTGTAGTTAAAAGTCCGGACGATTCTGCTGACCCAAACTACCAAACACTTCAAGAAGTATGTAAGGTTGATCCTGATGGAAATGTTAGATTCTTTACTACTATAGCTGAAGCTTATGCTGCTGCTACTAGTAATAATGATGACATCATTCTTTTAGATGGTCATTCCAAACATGAAGTAACAGCAATGTTAACTGTTTCTAAAAGCAGAATTCATTTCGTTGGAATGGATGGTGGTGGCAGATCTATTCAGCAAGGTGCTAGAATATATATGGGTGTGACTGGAGTTGCAACAGATCTGGCCCCTGTAATGGTTACAGGTACTAGAAATTCATTCCATAACATCAAGGCAGAAAATGCTTCTACTACTGCTGAATCTTTATATGGTTGGATTGAAAACGGTGAAGGTACTTATTATGAGAACTTCATGTCAGTAAAGACAGCAGGTTTAGATGATGCTGGAAACGCTCATTTCTGGTTAGCAGGAGATTCTTGTTCTGGTAAAAATCTTACATTTGGTCATTCAACAGTTACAGCT